CCATCTATGCCGACGAATATCCCCATGGAACCGGCGGCGTCCCGACGTACAACGTCAATCTCGGCCAGGGATTTGCGCCCAACTACGATGTGGCGCCGGGTCCCGTCAACACCCCCATCATCTTCGAGCCGCCGCTGCCTCTGTGCACCAGCGGGAGCGCCGAAGTCTGGTGTGCGGTGTCGGGGTCCAACCCTTCGACGTGGGGCGGTTGTTACGTCTGGTTGTCGACCGATGGCGATACCTACGGGCAGATCGGCGAGATTGTCGCCCCGGCCCGCATGGGCGCGCTCACGGCGAACTTCCCGTCAGGCTCTGATCCGGACACCACCGATACGCTTTCCGTCGATCTGACCGAGTCCCACGGGCAGCTCGCCAGCGGCACCCATGCGGACGCCGATAAAGCGGTGACGCTCTGCTATGTCGACGGCGAGCTGGTGGCCTATTCGACGGCCACTTTGACCTCGACGTACAACTACAATCTTCACAACTATCTGCGCCGCGGGCTCTACAACTCGACGATCGCCGCTCATGCGTCGGGCGCGGCCTTTGCGCGCCTGGACGCGGCGGTCTTCCAATACCCGCTGCCGCCGCAATTCGTCGGCCAGGAGCTGTGGCTCAAATTCACGTCGCTGAACATCTATGGCGGCGGTGAAGAGGGCCTTGCCAGCGTCGTGCCCTACGAACTCAACGTGACCGGCAGCGGGACATTCATTGCGCCCGCCACCGATGTCGCGGTCACTCAGGAAATCCTATCCGACTCACTGGGCATGACGGTCGCGCTGATCGTCACCTGGACGGCCAGTGTGACCACGTGGGTCACCGACTATAAAGTCGTCTTCAAGGTCGGCAGCGGCAACGCGTCGACACTGACCACCAACGGCGCCACCTCGGCCGTCATCAACGACGCCACCACCGGCACCTATGACATCAAGGTCTATGCGACCGGCCAGGGCCATAAATCGGCGGCGGCCGAGGTCAGCTATACGGTCGACACGCAGACCATCAATCTGGCCGCCGTCACCGGGCTGGAGCTGACTGGCCAGGGCAATAATACGGTCTTCACCGGGAAGGACGCCAAATTCGACTGGCGCCTCAATTCAGCCTATGGCGCCCAGGAAGCGCTGGGCTCGAGTGCCGGGGCCAATTCCGGCTACATGGACAGTTATTTTGCCAGCTACCAGGTCACCATCATCGACCCGGTATCGGGGCGCGAGCTGCGGACGGAACAAGGGCTGCAGGATCCGGCCTACACCTACACCTACGAAAGGAACGTCGCCGACGGCGGCCCGCGCCGGACGTTCACCATCCAGGTGGTCTGGCGTGACACGATGAACCGGACCTCGGCGCCGGCATCGTTGACGGTCAGCAATCCCGCGCCGGCCGCACCAGCCGGCTTCACGCTCACCGCCGGCCTGAACACCATCCTCGCCGCCGTCTCGCCGTGTGCGGATTTGGATTGGTCCGGAAACCTGTTCTATATGTCGACGGGGCCGGAGTTCACGCCATCGGCGGCAAACCAGGTCGACGACACAAAGGCCAATTCGGTTTCCATCCCCTGCCAACCGAACACCGTCTACTGGCTGTGCGCGGCCTATTACGACGCGTTCGGCAAGGGCGGCCTCAACTATACCAACCAGCTTTCCATTCAATCGATCACCCAAATCAACGTCATTGCACCCGCCGTTCCTGGCGGCTTGACGCTTTCGACCAATGTCCTGACCGCGCTCGACGGCACGATTCACACCTGGCTTGTCGTGTCCTGGGCGGCGAATTCCGAGACCGATTTCCTGCAATATCAGGTGCAGGTCCGCCAAATGATCGGCGGTTCCTGGGGGAACTGGATCACCGATACTGTCGGCGGCGTCGCCAACCTGACCGATCAGTTCCTGGCGCTCCCGAACACCGAGTATCAGGCGCAAATCCGCGCCAGCAACACATCGGGAACCTGGTCGAACTGGTCATCGCTGGTGACCTATACCACCGCGAAATCGGCGGCTGTCCCGACGACGTTGACGGGTTTGACGGTCAACGCCGGCTTCGGCGTCAACCAACTGTCCTGGACTCCGTCGCCCGATTCGGACTTCGCCTATACGACCGTCTATTCGGCGTCGAGCGCGTCTTTCAGCGCCGCGACCGCGATTGGCACCACCTTCGGCTCGCGCTTCAGTGACAGCGGCCTGGCGACCGGGACCACGGTCTATTATTGGATCCAGCCGGTCAACACCAGCGGCACGGCCGGCGCCACCACCGGGCCCGCTTCCGGTACGACCGCGGCCCTGGTCATGGGCAACTTTCCGGCGGCGTTCAGTCCGGTCGGGAATGTATCGGCGCTGCCCCCGACCAGCGGCTATACCGGGCCCGCTGCCGTCCTCAATTCGACCGACGGGCAGCTTTATCGCTTGGTCGGGGGCGTCTGGACCGTTGGCGTCCCGGCCGTCAATGTCACCGGGCAGCTAACGGCAGCGCAGATTGCGTCAATCACGGCCGCGCAGCTTACCGGCCAGATCACCAGCACCCAGATTACGGCTGGCGCCATTACGACACCTTTGCTGGCGGCTGGGGCTGTCGTCACGGCGAGCATCGCGGCCGGTGCCGTCGTGGCGGCAAGCATCGCCGCTGGCACCATCACGGCCACGCAGATCGCGGCCGGAACGATCCTCGCTTCAAACATCGCCGCGAACACCATTACGGCGGCTCAGATCGCGGCGAATACCATCACCGCCGGCCAGATTGCCGCGAACACCATCACCGCCGCGAATATGGTCACTGGGACGCTGAGTGTCACCAGCCGCGGCGTGTCGGTCTCGGGCCTGAGCTTCTCGGCGAATTCGGCAGGGACTGTCGTGTCCTGGACCGCCGGCACGCTGACCTATACGCCATCGGGGGGCGGCTCGGCGAATTCCTATTCGATCGGCGCCGGCAGCACGTCGACCCTGTCGACCTCAACGACCTATTATTTCTACACCGCAGACGGCGGCACGACGGTCAGTTACAGCACGACCGCACCGGCAGCCGGCAGCAATCTGATCATGGGGTCGTACAACACGCTGTACGGCTTTGCCTTCGATTTTGGGGCCACGGTCATCACCGGGAACCAGATTTCGACGGCCTACGTCTATGCCGGCAGCATCACCGCCGGCCAAATCGTCTCGGGTAGCATCTCGTCCAGCGTCGCCTATCTCGGGACAATCACCTCGGATCAGATCACGGCGGGGTCCGGCACCTTCGCTGGCATCAGCATCAGCGGCGCCTATGCGACCGGCACCACAACCGTATCGACGGTCGCCGGGCAGGCAAACAACCCGATCGCCCAGGCCAATACCCAGAGCACGCAGATCAATCCTGGCCTCGTGCTCATCTCGGGCGGGACGACGCTGGCGAGCTGGCGGAACGGGACCGATCAGACGAAGATCAATGGCGGTTCAATCGCTGCCAATACCGTCAGCGCCAACGTCATGACCGTCGGCAATCGCGGCATCACGGCGAGTGGCTTTAATTTCCTTTTCGACCCATCTTCGGCCGTCGTCTCATGGAGTGCGGGCACTCTCAGCTATGCAGATAACACTGGAACGATGCAAACCTACAGTGTCAGCTCCGGCTTCTCGCTGTCTGTAACTTCTGGCGTCACCTATTACTTCTACACGGCATATCAAGGCACCACGGTATCCGTCTCGACCACCGTCCCTTCGACGGACAGCTATGTCATCCTCGGGACGTTCAATACGACCACCGGCCTGGCCATGACCTTCGGCCGCACGATCATCGACGGCGATCAAATCCGGACCGGCAGCATCACGGCCACGCAGATCGCCGCCGGGACGATCACGGGATCGCAGATTTCAACGAGTGGAACCCTGATCAGCGGAAGCCAGATTCAGACCGGCACCCTCACCGCCGCCAACGTCACGCCGGGCTCGATCGGCGATGTGGTTTCGGTGGTATCGACAGGGACCTATGATCTGATCGCCAACGGGACCGCCGGCAATACGTGGTGGACTGGCGTCGTAAGCATCACGCTCCCATTAGGGGACGGCTACGCCAAGTATCTAGTCATCGCATCCTCTGAATACGGGATGACCAATCCCAGCAGCGGCATCGCCTTAATGCAGATGCGGCTCTACAGCACGACGGATGGCCTGACTCGCAGATCCTCGAAT